TTGTAATATCTGTTTCATTATTTATATTACCGTGCATCATCTCCTGATTAAATAACCAAGACTGACCAGGATCTAAGGTGACAGGGGAAGAGTGTTTATGTGAAAAATTTTGATAAAAATCATGAGACCACTGTTCACTTATGACTCTACGAGTAATTTCTTTGCTAATATCTATATTACACATCCACATAGTATTAGTATCATAAGCTCTTGTAAAGGGTGTCCAAACAGTTCTTAAACCAGTACCATTACCTACAAATATACCTTGATGAGGATTTAACATTCTACCTGTTTTTTCTTGTTGAGGTATCACTACTCTAAGTGTTCCAAAACGCTGAATTAAGAATTCTTTATCTATTAACGGTTTGATATTCTCAGTTAAAAAATCATCAAGCATCGATTTAAACTCTAAAGTCTCACACCCAGCAGAAACCCAACTTTGTAGTTTTGAAATATCTTTAAGTGGTACAGTTTCATGTATCTTTTCAAGATCTGAAACTTGTGGGTATCGTTCCTGAACTCTTGACAAAGCCCAGGCAGGAAAATTGTATTTCTCTAAGTCGAAATTTAGAATATCACCGTTAAAATTATTATACATTCAACACCTTATTAATTCTTTTCTGAATATTTTTGTCAACATTAAAAGACCAGTCAGTCTCTAAGAAATGCTTTTGATTATGTATCAGTACTTCATCAATACTTTGCATTTTTCTAAAGCAATCATCAAGAGATAAAGAACAAAAATATTTTATGTTCTCAAATATCATACACACTCTGTCATAAAAAACAAGCTCATTATCATATGACTCATCAAATAAAGATTCAAAAGTTTGAAACCCAAGATTTTTTAAAAGACATAAAGTTTTGGCACTACCTGATACCATAAAAGGTTTTCTATGAATAATAGGTTTTAAAGTTTTTTCTGTAACAAAAAGATTGTTTTGAACATCAGTTTCGCTTACGAGATCAAAACAGGAAATTGATGAATGTTTTTTGTAAAAAGAATAATCACTAGCAGAAATACCTTTATCTTGCGTATCTTCTAAAAAGTGTTTTTTATATCCAAAAGTTAAATAATCTTTAACATTAAAGTCATTCCTAGAAGCTAACATTCTAACCTCATTTTGATGTTCAGACTTTGACTTTACTATGTCATTCTCGATAACTCTTTGATGACTAACAAAACCTTTAGAAAAAAGATTATTTGAATGTAAGAAGTAATTTATAAGCCGTCTATTTATACTATCTCTACGTGCAAAAGTTAAAAAGTGAGCTTGTGGAGCTTTATTGTAATCAAGTGTTTTAAGGTAATCAGTAACTGAATTACGTGGGAAAGTTTGTTGAGCTTGTTGCCATAATGAATTGAAAAATATATGATGGTAAATCTTTTTATCATATTTTTTTTTATTAACATGAACGTAATCATAAACAGAACTTTTTTGATAAAAATGTTCACTAGCTGTTGGGGTAATAAGTATTATACGATCAAGTGATATTTCATTTTCTTCAAATATCTTTAAAATTCCGAGAGCTTTTAGAACGATATGAAAAATAGATTGTACAGTATAATCCATTGAGTGATCAAAAACAAAGAATGCACTATTATGTTTAAGATCATAAATCATACGGTCAATTTTAATATTTGAAAAATATCTATCTGTAACGTCTTGTATTACAAAGTGATACCAATAAACTTTATGAGAAAAGAAGTACTTCTCATTTATGTAAAAACTATCTTTTATCTTTACTGGTCTTATTTTTTCCATAAATTAATGGTCACATTTAAACCGTCATCAATATTAGTATGTGGTTCCCATCCTAATACAGAAGTTACTCTATCATTAGTAGAGGATAAGTAGTATATCTCACCAGGTCTATAAGGCCTAGTATCCCAATTTATCTTTCCCACCCAATCCATCTTTTTTGCTATTAATTCAGCATAATCACGCATCTTAATAGGATTATTAGGGCCAATGGTAAAACCTCCTAGAGTTCTAGCTGCGTCAACATTATTAATTAATTCAATGTATAAGTTGATAAGATCATCAATGAATATGAAATTACGATAAGGCTCTGCATATCCTAAATTTACAACATCACCTTTAGACATTTGAGAAATGATTGACTCTGTGACAAAAAAGGTATTATCCCAACGACCGTAACAGTTAGTAGTACGCATGGCACACCAAGGTAATCCATAAGCACGAGTAGCATACTCAAGATACTTTTCAACCGCAATCTTAGCAACAGCATACGGTGCATTAGCATTTTGTGGGGTTGTCTCATCAAAGGCCCAAGCCTCTGGTGGGTAGATATATTCATTATCTCTTACTAAATCAGATACAGGCTGCCACCCATAGGTCTCCATAGTTGAAGCAAATAAGAACAGTTGAAAATCTTTAATGTCTTTACATGATTCAATCAAATTAACAGATCCAACATAATTAACTTCTGAAAAAGTAGTCTGTTCATAGAAGGATGCTTCAACTTCAGTTCTTGCTGCAAGATGGATAACTACATTAGGCTGAAACGCCAAAACCTCCTCTTTAACTTTATCATAATCTCTTAAATCAGATTTAAGATGATAAACTTCATGTTGAGAAAGTTTTGGCGTTAGATACTTACCAATGAACCCACTCCCCCCAGTGAGTAATATTTTCATATGATCCTCTATTATTTACCTTTTTTCTTCTTCAGGATAGCTGCCTGAAGTGCTGGTGGTAATTTTTTCTGAGCAGGAGTCAAACCGTTTGTTTTCTTTTGCATTTTACCGTTTTTCATACCCCCGTTCATTCCGTTTTTCTTTTTTCCACCATTTTTTACGTTTCCACTTTTTTTATGATGCATAGCCATTAGCTTTTTCCTCTTCTTCCTAAATCGATTTTTTTACCCTTGTGTGTGCCAGATTTTCTAGCAATCAATCCACGGGCTACTAGTCTAGCTCTGTTTGTAGAGCCTATAGATTTACCTGCACGGTGTTTGCGCAGGAGTTCTGAAATATTAATTTTTGGCTTTTTTCTTTTTGGAGCCATTTTTCTTATCCTTTGGCATAGGAGATGCTAAAACTTTACGAAGCATCTTTGCCTGCCCAGCATGGGCTTTTGAAGCACCTTGTAATGCTTCCATTACTTTTTTTATAGTTTTATTATTGTGCATAATCTAATACCTCAATCTGTGAATATTCAGTAGAAACTTCGTGATAAACATTTGAAAACGAAATTTCTGCTTGATCTCTTAAATATAGTAAGTCTCCATAAGTAGGAGTTGAATCCATAGGTATAGCTATACCCATACGTTCAGTGTCCCGTTCTAGATTCTTACTCCCGTATAACCCTCTATAGACTGCGGGCGGGTTTTCAAAAACAAAATTGGTATATAAATACCACCCATCTATAAAACTATACTCTACATAAAAATCTCTACCAGTTACCTTAGGTAACTTTACATCTTGTTTTATAAAAACCTCAGAACTATTAGTGTTAAATTTATCACGAAACTCAAACTTAGGAGGCTCTTTTAGAACATATTCGATATAAAGTTCTCTGTTATCAACTAACTCTTCTGTAAATCCTCTATCTTTGCACCTAAAGAGTTTAAAAATAGTAGGAGTTTCATTTAGAACTAAAAATATGCTACAAGCACCAAAATATTCATTATTAGAGTACTTTTTATTAACACTTATCAAATAAGCATTATCAGTGCTTGCTAGTATTAAATCTTTTAGTTTCTTAGATCTGTCATACTTAAAACGAAAACTTCCTATTTCTTCAGATCTTACACTCATTTTACTTTTTGATAGTCTTGTTAGATTATCTCACCCTAATGTTGTCTTTTTCAGGTTTTACAAACTCAATAATTCTGTAATCTGTATCAACTAATACTTCCATCTTACGACAAGATAGTATTAAGCTACTCTGATGTTGTTTAGATCTACCCCCACGAATCTGTCTTTCAATAGTTCTTTTTGCGGATAAACACTCAGAGAGACCCTCCCTAACTGTAAATTCTTTTAAACCTACTGGATCTCCAAAGAACATCAGTAGTACAATAAATTCGCCTGCTTTCATTTTTAATGTCCTGCATGAGCATTACTATTTGTCATAGTTTTTATTCCATTCATTTGATGGATCATATCCATCATATCATTACGGATTTTCTCATGTGTTTCCTCTAAATGGTTTATGCGTTTTTGCATAAACTCAATTGTCAATTTTTGTTGCTGATCGAAAGGTGCTTGTCCACTTTCAATTTCAGTTGTTAGTTTTTCAAGCTCAGTAGCCAAGTGTTCAATCAGCATAAATTGTTCACTGTCTGCTGGCAGAGAACCCATTTCACCACGTGGCCATTTGATACGAAACTCTGTATTCATCTCAAGATCAGACTTCATCATTGTCTGTGATGTCTCGAGATTATTTAATCTTTCTACAATTCCAAAGTATGCCCAAGTACCTACGGCTACCGCTGCAATCATTGATAATATATTTCTTAAGGGCAATGCTACTTCAGTCCCTTCACTTAATCTGTGTGGTCTATCATCTGACATTAGTAATCTGCTCCATACCCCAACATTGCACTAAGACCAAACACCTCTAATATCATAAAACTCATGATAAGTAATAAGATACTCCACACGATTAACTTACCACTTAGGTTAGTAGCGGCAAGTTTAATTGCAAATAGTTCATTTCCTAAAAATCTAAGTGCGAGTTCAAACTCATTGGTCTCGTTTTTGACTTCTATTCCGTTTTCTTTACTCATTTTTTACTTTTAGCTGTAATTCTCTTTTGAGCGTTAATAAATCTGCGGTATACCGCAGCTGCAGAAGCTTTACCCATTTCTCTGGCTCTCTGCTCCATTGCTATTGCTGCTTGCGTTTTATGCGCATGACTTTTGCCAGAAGCTTTAATTTTAGCGACAGAAGCCATAGCGTCTTTAACTTTAGCAAAACCCAAACCTTTAATAGTACCTTTAGGATTTTCATCTGTATACAAATCAGAGTGCTTTTTAGAATTAGCCCTCTGCCCTTTCTTCCTAGGAATACGGGGAGCCATTAGGTTTTCCTCCGTCTTTTAAATGTACTTACCATAGTAGGTTTTCCACCAGGATTACCTGCTGCTCTCTTCCGTCTGACTGCGCTGCGTCTTTGTGCATCTGTCATACTGTTTGCTTTTGAGCGTGGAACACACTTCGGATACTTACGTTTGCTACCCGAAGCACTTGATCTACCACAAGCCTGAAATTTACCATTCTTTTTAGGTGCGCCAATATCTACCCAATCGCCCTTTGAGCCTTTACCAAACCAAGCAGTTAGTCCTCCTTTAGGTTTAGCCATTATCTGTACCCACCACCTCTAGATTTGTAGGTTCTTACTAACCAGCCATTTGCATAAGCAGACGGGTAAACTGCAAATTTACGTTTTGCTTCAGCTTTGACTCTAGCGTAGAGTTTTGGATTTGTAGGTTTTGCGCCTTTTTTCTTTTTCGGTGCCATTAGTAACTCCTTATAACTTTACCTTTAAAGGGTGTTTTATCCGCACACCAATCTTCTGGGTGCATATGACGAGGCCTGCGTCCCGCAGGTTTAGATACCATTCTACCCATAGGAGTGTAGAAAGCACACCAGTCCTGCTTTGCTCTGCGTTTGACAGAGGAACTCATACTTTTCCAAGCACGTTCGCCTTTAGATGATTTGATTAATTTACGTACAGCCATA